TTATTGATGGCGGGCCAGTTAGTCTTGCCAAGAACAATGGCGCACAGCTAGTCACTACCCCCTACGTTTTATTCATCGATGCTGATGTGCGTTTCTTTAAAGATACAGTAATACAAGATGCTGTCAATTTAATAGAGAGTAAGAACTTAGATCTCATTGGCCTGAACATCAAGTGCTATGACAAGGATCTACGTGCTAAGATTGGATTCACTGCATTTAACCTAATCAATCATGTATTGAAATATGTTAGTCCATTTGCTGTAGGAGCATTTATGCTAACACGTAGGGATCGTTTTGAAGAGTATGGTGGCTTTCCTGAACAGTTTTCCACAAGCGAAGACTTCTTCTTATCACGCAAGTATAGCCCTAAAAAGTTTAGAATCATTCGACATCACTTTGGTCAAGACAGCCGTAGATTTAAACGAATGGGCTATATGGGTATGGCCAAGTATCTAGTTAAAAACTTTGTCAATCGCAACAACAAAGCCTATTGGGACAAGTTAGATTCGTCTAAGTATTGGAGTTGATGTAATATTGTCGTAATCGATTATTCCTTAAATATGTGTGTGCCACAAGCACACTAACCACAAGGAGCTCAAAATGAAACTTGAAATGACAGTACACGGGTTAAATGTTAATTTAGAATTGAATGATGCGTACAACGGATTAGAAGTTTTACAACACGTAAAGGATCTACTTGATGAGTTGTCAGCATATAACACAGTTATGCTATCAATAGTATCAGCACCAGATGACGAAGACTTTGAAGAAGAAAATGAAGATTATGAAGAAATGTCAGAAGAAGATCATGTAGCACAAGCAACATGGCCTTTTCCAGAAGGTGGATTGGATGATCAAAGTGCAGAAGTAATTTCTTTTGTTGAACCAGAACAAAAAATAGCTTAATTGTTAGATAAAATCGGATACAAGATATGGTATCACTGGAATCCGTAACCAGTAACTATTTTACAATATCGTATATTTCTTTCCAGTTCTTAACTACAGGATAATCGCATTTATGATGCATATTATGTCCGTGTTCGATAAGGATTGAACGCAGTCCTAGATTGTATCCAACATCAGCATTGGCTGGCTTGTCTTCAATCCACCATAAACCGCTATCTTTATAAGGCAATAAAGCCTCATCTTTATCTGCACCTGTATCTAAACAAATAACACTTTCAATAGCATTACCAAACAACTTGCGCAGATTCATTTCACGTAGTTTACCTGCGTTCTTGTCTAGACTTAGGCTTGTGATAACACGGAATTCGTAGCCGTATTCTTCGTGCAGTCTTTTAACATAGTGAGCACTATCACGAAGTGCAGGAAGAAAGCCAATGGCTGCTGATTCGTTGAAAGTCTTTACAACTTTTTTAGAATCTTTTTCTTCTAGCTCGGTGTAATGATGATGTAGGTAATAACTTTTCTTATTATCAGCTGTCAGTGTGTAACCGCGTTCTTGCATCCAAACTGAGAATGCCCATTCCCAATCTAGAAGAACTCCGTCTGCATCTGTGAGTATAAGTTTGTTTTTCATACTGTATTATATACTCAGTTAACAGATTTGTCAATGGCCTAAATACTTACTATGGATATTATATTAATGACCCTAGTGATGGTCCAAATCACTATAGCCTGTGTAACATTATATCTGCACAGAAGCCAAACACACAGAGCTGTACAATTTCATCCAGTAGTTAACCATTTTATGCGAGCCTGGCTTTGGCTGACCACAGGTATGGTTACTCGTCAATGGGTGGCAATACATCGTAAACATCATCAACGTTCAGATCAAGAGGGCGATCCACATAGTCCACAGATCTACGGCATATGGCGTGTGCTGTTTGGAGGAGCATTCCTCTATCATTCAACCAGCAAAGACACAGCTATGATCGATTCTCTAAGTAAGGACTGTCCCAATGATTGGATTGAACGCAATCTTTACTCCGCACACAGTCGCTCAGGTATTCTACTAATGCTGGTCATAGACCTTTTGCTGTTTGGACCGTGGGGACTGGTAGTGTGGGGTATTCAAATGATATGGATTCCTTTATGGGCCGCTGGAGTAGTTAACGGGATCGGTCACTGGTGGGGATATCGCAACACAGATACCAAAGATACCAGCCGTAACATCATTCCGTGGGCAGTATGGATTGGCGGCGAAGAACTACACAACAATCATCACAGTGATGGCGCCAATGCCAAGTTCAGTCAGAAATGGTATGAGTTTGATCTAGGCTGGATGTACATCTGCATCCTGCGTTTCTTTAAATTAGCAACGGTCAGATAAAGAAAAAGCACCCGAAGGTGCTTTTCTTTTTACCACTATATATTGCTCTACGAGCGTATATTATTTCTTCACGCCGCTATTAACAAATGAATACATTTTTTCGGCGGTTTCTAGTACTTTGTCTAGACCTGGAAATGATGGCATCTCTACAGTACTAACGATCTGACCAGTCTTCTCATCGCGAGTAGCAGTCATTTCCCAGCCTTGGAATTTGGCATGGAAGTCGTCTTGTACTAGGCTCTTGGCCATACCCAAGATGTCTGTACGGATTTCGTAGCCGTTCTTGTTGAATTTAACTTCTGGTAGCTTTGGTGTTTCGAATTGATTTGACATAATAATCTCCTGTGTGTTAATGTCTGTTTACATAGATACTTATTTTTCTCTATGTACTATTATATATGCTCTGTGACTTAAAAGCAACTTATTTCTTGAACTTGTTTACTCGTTCTTTAATAAGTCCAACCACTACGTCACTGAGCACAACCTCATAGTGGTTATAATCTACTTCTACTAGTTCCATATCTTCATGATGCTTTTGACTGGCAATAGTTACTACTCCATCGTTGGCTTCGTGCATAAAAGGGCTTTGTCCTTTTACAGTCACAATGTTAGTCCAAGGATGTTGTATCTTAATACGTTTAGCCTGCTTCATTACCCACGAACTAGGACCAATGTCACGCATTAACCTACTGAATGGCAAAAAGTATTGAGCATAATCCGCCACTTCAGCGCCGCCATATGGAGTGCTTAGGGTAACAGCACCTTTAACAGCACTAGGCATACTATTGGCCAAATGCAAACTGTATATGCCGCCTAGACTATGCGCAACAAACACTAGATCAGTATGCCCGTCTAGTGTTGACTGCATGTCTTTTAGGTTATTTTCAAATCCGTTGCGACTATCGTAGCTAAGATCTAGTCCATCGCCCAATTTGCTCTTGATATAGTTGAAGCTTTCGCTGGTGGCATTGGCACCGTGTATGTACACTAATTTCATGCCAGTATTTATTAGCTTAGAACCAGCCGGGGAACTCAGAGTCTAGGTTGATGGGATGCACTTCCCATCCGTCCCTACTCCAGCGTAGCAACATTAGTAATGTAGTGATCACTTGTATACTGCCTTAGCGCCTTCAATGTCGCCCATACGTGCTAGGCTTGCGGCAGCACGAGCTTGCCCGAATGCTTCGAGCATTGACCAGATTGAGTTTAAAATTGTTTTCATAGATAAGTTTCCTTTTGAGAATAGTGGTATTGTTTGATGTAGTTTTCCAACTGAGCGGCATCGGTAATGCCTTTGGTGCTTAGATACGCATCTAAGCTGTTTTGATAGCTAGATCCTGGAAACATTTCACCTAAACGTTCCATAATAGCTAACATTCGATCTGATATGTATTTCATTATGTTTTCCTGTGTGTTTGTAGCAACTAATGGTTTCTACTGAGTATTTATACATTGTATGCTGCGACCGCACAAAAAGCAAATGATTGACAACCATTTAGTGTTTAGTTATACTGTAACTCAATCGAGTTAAATACACGATAGGAAATAATTTATGAAACTTCGAACCAGATCGATTCTGCAAGAACTTAATGAAATTGCTGAAGTACGCAATACGGACAGCTTGGTCGAAAGCCGCGCCACCAACATCATTAATTCCGCTATTAATCTGTTGGAAAGCATACACAAGCACTATGATGCTGAAAGTGCTGACGAGCTAGAACGCCGGCTCATCAATGCTATCAAAGGGCAAGATCCTAGCAAATTTACCCGTGGTGTGCGAAGAATTGCAGAATCACGTAAAGCCAAAAGAAAACTAGAAGAATCCAATGACAATGAGTAATATATTCGAAGGCGGCAATGTGTTCAAAGATGCCGACAAAAAACCATTAACACAACGCATTGCAACCGGTGACGTTGAAGCCACAGTGGCCTATATTGAAAAAATCACAGGTCTAGACTTTACCAAAGAAAAAGATCTAGATGACAAGAAGCCTGTCAAATGGCTAGGTACTACTGGACGCAAAGAAGACCCAGATGGCACATTTGAGCGCAACAGTTCCGGAGATCTAGATCTGTCAGTGGATGCCAACGAAGTAAACAAAAAAGAATTTGCCGACAAGCTGATTGCACAATTTGGCAAAGAAAATGTAAAACTCAGCGGAGACAACGTACATTGGAAGACACCTATTAACGGTGATCCGAGTAATGGATTTGTACAGGCTGACTTTATGTTTTCAGCCAATACTAAATTCCAACAGGGTAGCATGATTGGTGGACAAGGTGAGTATCGTGGCGAGCATCGCCATATCCTATTGAGTTCGATTGCTCGTGCCCGTGGAATAAAGTACAGTCCCAAGCACGGAATACTAAATGCTACTACAGATGAATTATTGCCAAATGGCAACGACTGGAATCAGATTGCCAAAGTTCTGTTAGGACAAACAGCCACAGTTAAGGATATTAAATCA